GTTAATGATTACCAAATGGCAATCCCGATACCCCGAAGGGCATCAGGATTACAGCACTCAAGACCGATTCAAGAACTCAGCTACCTTCAAGGCTTCGTCCATATACGCAAACAGTGCCATGATCTCTCCATTCTCATCCTCAATGGCGTATGGGAACTTAGGATCACTACAGGCAATTACTCCAAACATAATCAATCTCCTTAGAAAGTAAAACCAGTAAAAACAACACGATTACCCCTGATGAACTTCCCATGATTCATATCGTCAAACTTATGAACCCAGTATTGACGGGAAGAACGGCAGTAGTAGTCGCAGACCCAAACAGGGGAAGTCTCAGTGCCTTTTAGCTTAAAGAATTCTCCCTTAGCTATCTTCTTGAGTAGTGATGGTTGCATCGTTATCTCCTAGCAGTGTTGTCAAAGACCCCGAAGGGTTTCGCCTATTGAAGGCTCATCAGTTTGACTAGATACCTCTGTAATTATCGGGATCGTATTCCCGTTGGTGTTTGTAGGATGTATCAGTGATGTTCATGTAGATGCTGGTAAGGGTCTTAGGTAAGTCATATTGATTCTCTGAAAGCATTTCTAAGATATCCCCATCCGTCCATTGTTCTTGGACTTCTACCCAATTTCTAGCGTTGGCTATCATGCGGATAGCTCCTATCATCATCTGCTCGTCCCATATGGCGATTGTGTCTTGTAGTGTCTGCATATCTGCTCCTAGTAGGTGGTTTAAAAATCATTCATCTAGTGAATGAGATTAAATGATAATCCAAAACACTTGACTTGCAACACTTTCTGCAAAATATTTTTAGACCCTTATAGAATGGGGCTCTCAGGGCAGACCGCCCAGGTGATAATTGCCTTACTTGTGATGCAGTGGCCGTAAAAAAGGAAAGCAGAGCTCTGTAGCCCGCATGGAGAAGGGTAAAAGCCCGCCATAGCCGAAGGCGAACAGTGCTGATACGGAAGGAGCAGTAAGAGAGAATACATATGCCCGTCCCCAACCATGAGATAGATAGTCTATACTTAGGGGTATTGATATACCTATGGAATACTTAAAGCAGACCCATGAAGAAGCTCACCCGTAAAGAGATCAAGGAAGGATTGAACACAGTCCCAATTGATACGATCATTCTTGGCTCTAGGAGCAAACAAACCCAGCTCACGAAGAAGGAGAAGGAGTTTGCTGAGCAACTGGTGAAGACTGGGAACAAGACTGAAGCCTATCGTAGGGCATATGATACGAAGGGTAAAGCGACTACTGCCCATCGGGATGCCCTCAAGGTGGCCAGTCGTCCCAATGTGAGCACCTACATACAGGCACTGGAAGCACAGAAAGAGGTGGAGGAATATCTTTTACCCACTCGTTTAAGGGCTCTCGCTATCCATAAGCTCTCTAGCATGGCATTAAATGATGACCTAAAGCCCACTGAGCAACTCAGGGCTCTTGAGCTGGTGGGGAAGATGACTGAGGTGGCACTGTTCACTGAGAGACGGGAGCTGGTGCATAGCGTTGACTCTGCTAGTCTGAAGGCCAAGCTCATGGATGCCGTCCAGCTTGCCATTGCTAATTCCAAATCCCTGAGAACTCAGACCAAGAGAACGGCTGAGGATCTACTCAGAGAGATACAGGATGTAGAAGCCCATGAGATAACAGAGGTGAAGGATCAACCCAGCGATCAATCAGAACCATTGCAACTGGAATCCATCTCTGCGGATGGGGATACGGCCAGTGAAACGGCAAAAGTCGACCCCCCACCGAGTGCCACCACCCATTTTTTGGCCGAGTCTGTGGCGGGACATTTGCATAGTATTCCAGACAATCAATCCAAACAGATAGGGGAGGGGGTCTCAAATCCCCAGTGGGTAGAAGTGGGCACTGACTTACAAATGACCCCCATAGGTAAATCTATACAAAATGACGGGGGGGATATTTCTTGAAAAAAACAATGTTAGCAAGTATTCACATACAAATCGAGGAAACAGGCGAAGTGACCATGCACACCAGTGGCGAAGACCTTGCCTTAGAGTTGGCTAATGAGATGGTAGACATGGCAATCAACGGTGGCATAGACGGGTTTATAGGAGAAGAGATTCAATGTTTGCAATAAAAGACTACCCAGAGTTAATGCAGGCTGACGGCTTAGAAGAAGCCATAGTCGGTGTAATCAACCGTTTAGGGACTCAGGCTTTATGCTATGACCTTGACAAGGTAATCAACATCCTCATGCGGGATATGAGCGAAGAAGAAGCTTGGGAGTATTTTTATTACAACATTGAAGGTTGTTATGTGGGTGAGAACACCCCTGTATATTTGACTTATTTATGACACCTGTACAAAAAGAAATCTATTTGGTAATCGAGGAATGGTGGGCTAGATATGGCTTTGGACCTACTATAGACGATATTATGCTGATCACTGGCGATAGGGGGCGGGGTAATGTAGCCCGTAAGATGAGAACCTTGATTGAGCTAGGGATCTGCAAAGGTGATACTAAGCGTACTAGATCTATTCGGCCTGCCTACTTAAAGTTGAGAAATATCAATGGATGATCTCTTAGAGATTATTAAGCTGCTTCCAGAGGATGAACAGGCTCCACTGCTGCCGCTGGCTGCGGCTTATCAAGAGTCTTTAACCAGGGAATCAGGGCAAATTGACTTTATGTCATTTGTCAAAACCATGTGGCCAAACTTTATTCATGGCCAACATCACGCATTAATGGCACAAAAATTTGAGGAGATAGCCAGTGGGAAAATCAAGCGACTTATCATTAATATGCCTCCTCGTCATACTAAGTCTGAGTTTGCTTCTTATTTGCTTCCTGCCTGGTTCTTAGGAAAATTTCCACAAAAAAAAATTATCCAATGTTCTAATACAGCTGAATTGGCCGTAGGCTTTGGTCGTAAGGTTCGTAACTTGGTTGACGGAGAAAACTATGCCAAAGTATTCCCTAATGTATCTCTTAGATCGGATAGTAAAGCTGCTGGTCGTTGGTCTACTAATGCTAACGGGGAGTATTTTGCTATTGGTGTTGGCGGTACTGTTACTGGTAAAGGTGCTGATTTGCTCATTATTGATGACCCTCATTCCGAGCAAGAAGCAGCATTGGCAGCAGGGGATCCTAGCGTTTTTGATAAGGTGTACGAGTGGTACACTTCAGGTCCTCGCCAGCGTTTGCAGCCTGGAGGATCTATTGTAGTAGTGATGACCCGCTGGTCTAAGCGGGATTTGACGGGCAAAATTTGCCAAGCCATGATAGATCGGGATGGGGACGAATGGGAGATCATTAGCCTTCCAGCTATCAAAAGAAATGAAAAACCCCTCTGGCCTGAGTTTTGGTCCTATGACGAACTGAACAAACTTCGCATAGAATTACCCCTAAGCAAATGGCAGGCCCAGTATCAACAAGATCCTACCAGTGAAGAAGGTGCGCTGGTTAAACGAGAATGGTGGCGGGTCTGGGAGGAAGAAAGACCGCCAGCCTGTGATTATTTGATCCAATCTTGGGATACGGCCTTTACCAAATCAGAACGGGCTGACTATTCAGCCTGCACAACCTGGGGAGTGTTTTACCTCAATGAAGATAAACAGGATGCTAATATCATTCTATTGGATGCGTTTAAAGAGCGTATGGAGTTCCCAACGCTTAAAGAACGAGCATATGAAATGTATAAAGACTGGCAGCCAGATTCGTTTATTGTCGAAGCTAAAGCTTCAGGTGCACCCCTTATTTTTGAATTGCGCAGAATGGGCATTCCCGTGCAAGAGTTTACACCTACTCGTGGAAACGATAAAATATCTAGGGTTAATAGCGTATCAGACCTTTTTGCTTCTGGCAAAATCTGGGCTCCCAGAAAACGATGGGCTGAAGAGGTCATCGAAGAATTAGCTGCGTTTCCCAATTCAGACCATGATGACTTGGTAGACTCAACCACACAAGCACTACTTCGTTTTAGGCGAGGTGGATTTATCACATTACAATCAGATGAACCAGACGAGCCACAAGAGTTTAGGCGCAAAAAAGGTTATTACTAAGGATCCATATGTCAATTGAAAAAGCAATGTACGCAGCACCAGCGGGTTTACCCGATTTAGATGGTCCAGATGTTGAAATTGAGATTGTCGACCCAGAAGAAGTGGACCTTAAGATTGGGGACATAGAAATTCAAATGGGTGGCGATGACACCGAAGACTTTAATGCTAACTTAGCTGAGTACATTCCTGATTCCGTTTTATTACAAATTGGCAGTCAACTCTTAGAAGACTTCCAGACCGACATTGATTCCCGTAGAGATTGGATCCAGACCTATGTCGATGGTCTAGAACTTCTAGGATTAAAGATTGAAGAACGCTCTGAGCCTTGGGAAGGGGCTTGCGGGGTCTATCACCCAGTATTAGCTGAAGCGGTAATTAAGTTCCAATCAGAAACAATTATGGAAACTTTCCCAGCTGCTGGCCCAGTGAAGGGCGAAATCATCGGCAAAGAAACCCAAGACAAAAAAGATGCTTGTGAACGTGTAGTTGATGATATGAACTACCAATTGACCGATGTCATGCAAGAGTTCCGTCCAGAGCACGAAAGAATGCTTTGGGGCGTGGGGTTATCAGGCAACGGCTTTAAGAAAGTCTATGTAGACCCAGCACTAGATCGCCAAGTATCGATGTATGTTCCTGCTGAAGACTTGGTTGTGCCTTATGGTTCAGCCAGCTTAGAAGCAGCAGAACGCATTACCCATGTGATGCGCAAAACTGAAAACGAACTACAACGCTTGATTTATGAGGGTTTTTACCGAGATATTAATCTTGGTTCGCCAGACAATGTGTTGGATGAAATTGAAAAGAAAATTGCGGAAAAACTGGGTTTTAGGGCAACCACAGATGACCGATTCAAAGTCTTAGAGATGCACGTTCACCTTGATTTAGAAGGTTTTGAACACGAAGACAAGCACGGAATGCCTACTGGCATCGCTTTGCCCTATGTTGTAACTATTGAAAAATCAAACGGAGCCATATTGGCTATTCGTAGA